CATTGGCATAGGTTGTTTAGGCAAAGGAAGAATCGTGTCAACATTAGAGACACCTAAAGCTTCATACATCTTTCTGTATGCCTGATACAATCCTTGTTGCCCACCATGTATATCTGGATTACTCTGCACTAACTGTAACTGTGTTTGTGCTAATGCAATACGCTGTGACATGGAAAATATATTCGGGTCAGATACAGGTATTACATCAATTCTATCATCAAAATCTGCCTGAATAATCTCTGGCACACCACTTGAAGTAACGTATGGGTAGCTCAAAGAGCCAGCAAATATCTTTGATAGCAATTTAAATTCAATCTTTTGTGAGTAATGTAAGCGTTTGTGAATAGCACTCATTACTTTTGTGCCACGTTCCATCACAGCCATAGTTGTTCCTACAGGTGTCTCGCCACCCATCTCAGATATTTTCATATCTGCCATAGATGCAAATCTGCGCCCAGAGTCCACTAAAGTTCCTAAAAGGGAATATAAAGTTTGTGAAGGCTCTTTAAATGGTAACGTCATGATGGATTGACGTATATCCATACCAGCAGAATCTATATCTCTAAACTCTCCTGGTTGAAGCGGCTCACTCTCATCTCTTATTCTTGCTCCTCTAGCCTTAAATCCAGCAGGCAAGTTGGATAATGTACCAGCATCAATAAGCTGTCTTAGGATGCTAGTAGAAGCCTGTGATAATCCACCTATCATATGAGTTAATCCAAACCCATAAAAACCTAGACCAGGTAGAAACTTATAATGAACAAAATATTGATTAGGACGCATTAGGTTATCATTAGGTAAATAATTTCTGCGTATAGCCAAAATTTCGCCTGTGGCTTCTAGAATAGTAACAATGTAGGGAAGCTTTAAACCTGTCTGCTCACCAGTAGCATCTGTCATTTCAAAATTAGTTAGGTCTAGAGATGTGTGAACTTCATGCAAAACAAGCTCATCATATGAGCTTGAAAACTGAACACCCTGTGCTTTATTAATAGATTCACGAACTTCGTTATATCCTTCGCCTTCCATACCTGTGGAAGGTAATTCAATGTCTTTATAAAAACCTGTAAGTTGTAACTTTCTTAGCTCATTTCTATCCATGCGAATTACATGAGTAATTCTAGGAGAAGTTAATAAATCTGTTGCTCCATAAGGAACAATTAAATCTTCTGCATGAACAAACTTGCTAACTGCTCTCTGTAATAAAGGATCATAATATACTTTCTTAAAAGTCGAGCCAACGATAGGCAAATAGAATAACATCTGGTCTGTTTCAGGATCATATTCTTCCATCTCATATGTAATCATGTAGTTCATATAAGATTTTATACGCTCTGCTTGAGCCACAACCTCTGGATTTTCCTGACCTATTATTTGAGTTCTAACAGGTCCGCCTGAAGGTAGCATTTCACGATAGGCTTGTGCCTGAAACTGGGTAACGCTCTCTGCTAATAAAGGATGAACAACACCAGAAGCTCCTTCAAATGGCTGACTTCTTTCTTCATAAGTCATCCCCAACAAATCTATGCCACGTTTGTATGAGTCTTCCCAATCTTGTCTTGAAGATATGTCTTCTTGAATTTCATTAGATAATTCATTTGATATGGTCATCAAATCACTATCATCTATGGCTTCTGCTAAATTAGCTTCAAACGATGTGTCCAAAGGTTCTTCTTCGACAGGAACATCGCCAACAATAACAGAACCATCCTCCAATTCAGTAACCCCTGATACAGGAAAATCAATCACGTTTACTTCAGTTTCTTCTACTGTTGTTTCTTCTGGAGTCCCACCAGAACCTGTTCCTTTTTCTACTGCCATTTTTTTACCTTTTCGTGTTGACGATTAATATTCACTTCCAAAGATGGGGCATGAAAAGTGTCCGCCAAAAGGGGCAACTTTTTGACGTAATATCAACCGCCAACAATGGTATAATATCACGCATCCTCATTAAAATGTACCCTTAAACTTTCCACCACGACCACGCATAACAGCACCACCTTTTTTAAAACCATCTAAAGATGAACCTTTGCCAGCAGGCTTTGGAGTTAAAGCAGATAAAAATGCCCCTACTCCTGGAATGGATTTTAATCCTACTTTAGCTGCAATCTTAGGTAAGGTTTCTGGCTTTAACCCTTTTATAATGTCTTTCTGCCTTTTAATAAGCTCTTGTTTAATCTCTCTGTCTTTAGGGCTTAAATCTTTGGATTTTATTTTCTCTAATCGTCCAACTTCTTCTTGTGCTAATCTAATGCTGGAAGCGTTTGATGATTTTTTTATAGGTCTTCTTTTTCTTGGCTTTCTTTTAGGATTTTTCATGGCCTCTAATCCTAATATACCTGCAAGACCAGCGGCCGTAGCACCAGCGTAATTAGCAGCTTTTTTCCTTTCATCCATTAAAAAACTCCCTTAAAATTACCGCCTCTATTGGGCATGACAGCACCACCTTTTTTCATTTTTTCAAAATTCTTTCCTTTACGTCTTTTTCTTATGCCTTCAGCATCTGGGTCAAGATAAAGTGTACCATCACCACTTTTTAAACGCCTTAACTGCAAAAACAAAGCATCAGCGTCAGGGGCTTCTCCTAATTTACCACCTTCGTGTCTTAACTGAGGGCCTTTGTATTTTTTTGTTACAATTTTTGGGACTTTTTTAATCATCAAAAAACCCCTTTAAACTTACCGCCCCTATTAGGCATAACAGCACCGCCATTCATAAAATCTTTGCCTGCTTTTTTTAATTGGCTTTTTAATAAAGGTTTTGTTGTAGGTGTAGCTTGCCCTGTATCAGTGTCATATCTTTTATCGCCTGGATATGGTTTAAATTTCTCTTTCCTAGATGGCATGAACATATTGACTTGTAATTCTTTTCTAGGCACTCGTTCATATGTTGTTGGGTCAAAAACAGTCACTGTACCAGTTTTTGAAAGCATACCTCCACTTTTAGAAGCAGCAGCGATTAAGCCTAACCTTTTAGCCGCATCAAACATTCTTTTTGATGCTGGAAGCAAATCATCATAATCTGACTTGGTAACTTTTCTAAATTTATCTTTAAATTTAGCTCTGTTTTTTGCGTATTTATCCACTACTTCACTCCTCTGAATCTAGTGCCACGCAAAGCAGCACCACCGCCACGACAAACATTAGAGGCAGCACCACCACGCTTAAAACCAGGAACACCTCTGCCACGCAATATATCCTTCTTTGTTACCTTGCCATCACCTGTTAAATCTGGGAAAGCAGCTCCGCCTTTTTTCATTGTGATAGGACTAGTATCAGACGCATCATCAATCATTCCTTTAATTAAATTCAAAAATTGACCAGATAAAGTTTTTTTATCTTGCTTTCTTTTAGGTCTAGACTTCGGACCTTTTTGATTAACAGTTACTGTTGCTCTTCTTACTGGCTGTGGATCAATCATACGACCCATGCCTTCGTTTAACTCACCTGGCTTTGGTCTAGACATTGGGCCTGGGCTACCGCCTTCTTTCATTTTTTTAACCATCAATAATACTCCTTTTTGCGCCTGTAACTACTAAATTCATCATCCTCATAATCTGAACGAGTGCGTATAAATCCACCTTGTCTAAAACGTAGTATAGCCTGAGTCATGCTATCCGCCAAGTCATCATGCTCTCCATTAGGAAAACTAGCACATTCTTCTACCACTTCCTCCGCCCACCTAGTATCTGGTGTCCATACCATACCGCTTTCAAATACAGGCGCACACGCATTCATACGAGAAAACTTATCAGAACCACGACCAGGTGTAAATGTACTCACAGGTATGCCCATCTGACGTAACTCATGTGTTAATGGCGTACCACTCGACTTCTGCTCTATTAATACCATGTCAGGATCAAAATCATTGTATAATCGCAACGCATTATCCTTTAACTCTGGAAACTCCCAACGACCCTTCTCAGCATCCAATAATATAATCGCTGGCTCATCCCCCTCATCTGGATAAAATATACCCCATGTGGTTATCGCACTATAGTCAGCACGGTCTGATTTTGTAAAAGCAGTGTCATAACTTTGTATTATATAATCACATGGAGGTGGAGCGTCCTTCTCCCAGATGTTCCACCACTCTCTCTTGACTATCGCACCCTCTTCGGCTGTCGGGTTCTGTAAATACTGTGCGTTCCATTTCGACACAGGTATCGAAGCCTTCACACCTTCTAACTCTTCCCTGCTCCAAAATTCGGGCCACAACACGTTGTCTGTGTCTGGAAATATGGCTGGAAACTCTACTACTTCCCATTGATCAGCACCCCCCTCTGCCTGTTTGTTCAATACCTTCGCTGTTAAATCACGAATACTCCATCTCGTCATAACAATAATAATCGAACCCCCAGGCTGTAATCTCTGCCTAGGTCCAGATGTATACCACTCATAAATGTTGTCTAATGCACTCGGACTTAAAGCGTCTTGTTCGGAAACAGGATCATCAATGATGCAAAGGTCAGCACCACGACCAGCCAAAGCACCACCGACACCAACAGCGTAATACTCACCACCCTTATTGGTTGACCACCTACCAGACGCTTTCGCATCCTTCGCCAACTCCATATCTGGGAAAATATCCCTGTATATCTCACTATCAAGTAAATTCTTAACCTTTCGACCAAATCCTACAGCCAATTCAGCAGTGTGCGTTGCCTGTATAATCTTACGATTAGGTTCCTTGCCCATAATCCAAGCAGGAAATAAATAACTCGCAAATTCGGATTTTGTGTGTCTCGGTGGCATATTAACGATTAATCGCTTTAACTCGCCACTCGCTACCTTCTCTAGCTTGTTAGCAAAAATGTGATGATGCTCCCCAGCAATAAAACTAGGCCAAACATATCTCACAAAATCTAAGAAACTTTTCTGTAACGTATCTCTTTGTTCTAACTCCTGATATCGTTTTAAAGTAGCCCCTAATTTTTCTAACTCTTCCTGAGTTAAAAAATCTACATCTATGTCAGGTATGGCAAAGTTATTCATCTCATGAAGCGGCTCTCATAGACTCCAAAAATCTATCTGTAGCAGCCGTTAAAGTATCAGATACAGCACCGCCCTCTTGCATACCAAAAGGCTTCGTTAAATTGGAGATCATATCAACTGGAAATGCAACTGGCGCAACTTGCTCTATAGGAGCAGATTGCCTAGTGCTAGGAACAATAACCTGTGTTGTGGGTGTCGTAGCTGTCGGTGCAGCCGTAATCATGGGTGTCTGCGTGGCAGTATCTGAAGCAATCGGCTGACATACCCCATTTACTAACTGAAAACCATCAGGACATGGATCAGTCACAGCTTTGGGAGCCTGAAAAACATCCCTCTCTGGTCTTTCGGGTGGAGCAAAAGGATTAAAACCAGGTCTTCCTGTATAAACTTTACCACCTAGTAAACCATCATGAATAACACCAACAATCATACCAGAGTCATCTCTTACAGCTTCACCGCCCTCATTTATCTTACTTAGAATGTTGCCTGCCATTCTAGTTCCTAACTGAGCAAACGGATTAAAAGCATTTAAACCTGTAGGTGGTATTGATCTGCTAATTAAATTACCTATCCCTTGCATCTGATCTTGTTGTTCTTGATTACCAAACTCTAAACCAAAGTTTCCTACTACATTTCTCTGATTTAATAAATCATCTGTACCAAACTCTCCGCCAAAATCCTCTGGGCCTCGTAAAGCAGCTATTTGCTGACTTAATGTGTTGCCTAAACCTGATTGATTTCTAGGATCAACTAAAAGAGAAGCAAAATTACGTTGCCTAATTTGATCTAACTCATCTCTTTCAGATTGATTTAATGATGACCTAAAATTTTTTGATCTTAGATCCATATTATCTAATATAGCATCTTCAGGATCTAACTTTCCTGTTGCAATAGCAAGATTTTGTTGAATGTTTCTATTTGCTACTGCTTGTCTTTCTTTTTTTGCTTCTCTTCTTTCATCATCCCTACGTTTTTTTTCCTGCCTTCTTCTTAAAGATTCCTGTTTAATAATTTCTTTAACTTGAGGTGTTTTTTCTATTTTAGGAAACGATCTTGATTGATTATCATCATCCATAGGACGATTTGTAATCCCACCTCTCTGCATCATCTGCACAGGTTGGTCAAAAATGTCTATCATGTCCATTGGGGATATGTTTACAGGTATCTGAGGGGGGCTAATGGGAGGATTCATAGCTGGTTTCGCCCTCATGCCTTGCATAAAGCTCTTAAATTGCGCTCTTTGTCCTGGAACTGTACGAAACTCCACACTTTGGCTCTGTGGAGGTGCAGCTTGCGGAGGCATCATACCCGTAAACATATCTTTTTACCTCAAAAATGCTCGTATTGAGGTCATGATAAGAGATTATTCTACTTTTGACAACAGATACTCTAACTCTCTGGCTGATTGTGCCATCATTTTAGGTATTTTCTCGTTCTGAAAGTCCAAAAACTCAGCATCTTCCTTCAAATTACTAATTAAAGTGCTAATCCTACGCTTGTCAAAGTCAGATATGAGAAAAGTTTTTCTTTTTTGTAAAAGAAACTCACCCTCAACCGCTAATTGTACCTTTAAAGGTATTTCTTTTTCCCCCTTCTCGTAATAACAATACATTCTTTTGCTTAATCCAAGCCTGAATGCCATGTCATCTTGAGTAAGTTTGTTATCCTTCCTAACTTTAACTAGAAATTCTCTGTAATCTTCTTGTGCAGAATACAAATTGTTCATGACGCAACCCTCAGTATGCCAGACCTAAACAAATCTTCGACTAAAGCAGCTTTTGTGTGAAACCTTATGTTGTTTCCTGTCCAATTGGACGCTGCAACTGCTAAATTTCTAGGGTTATCTTCTGGCGTAGGGCCAGATGACCAGCTTTGTGCTGCCCAAGCCTCTACAACGTGTTCTGGAGTGTCAGATTCAAACTCTAAGTCACTCCCCATATTTAGTATAAATTTTGTCATTTGATTACCTTATGTTGTTAATACTGATTTCTATGTAGCAATTGTTGCACCATAAGTCAATAACCAAGCACATTGTTTTTGGGAAACTTGGTGCAAATGTATGTCCGATACAAAAACAAAAAATGGGGGGGAACATATCCCCCCCATTGCCCGATCTGATTTTTGCTTTTTGTGATAGGGTACCTAGGCATTAATTGCCTAGGTTTATTCTTCTTTGGTGGAAGTACTCAAAGCATTCATCTGACATTGATCCCCATATTGAATCGGTTCCAATGTGATTCAGATTATGTAATGACAAGCTACCAATCAATTCTAATGATCTTAAAACTTCATACCCGTTTTGATCATACCGTCCACTAGATGATCCATAACGATGTCCATTTGTTTGTTGATCATGCTGTACAATTAAACGATGATCAATATTTGGATTATTTCGCATTTCTGAAAATCTAGCTCTGATCGTTGGTGCGTCCCATCCTGTGCTATTCATTAAGCTTTGTGTACTAGCTCCACCCTCAACCCTTGCAAGTGAATATAGAGTGTGAATCCTTGATCCATATCTATACAAAGTAGATGGACTAGTTAAATTAGTATTATTGGCAGAGTCATAATTGATTCTAGTCTTATCAGAATGTTGAAATAGATTATCTATAAATTCGCAATATCTCCAAAGCTTTTCAGTATTAAGAGTCGCCTGTGGTTGTCTGAACTCTATTCTTCCCTCATCATATTTATCAAAATTAACATAGTGAAATTTACCACCCACAAGGTTATTACATTCTCTGACATTAGACTCCATAAACAAATTATAATGCCTTGCATTGATTGCAATATGATCAATGTTTTTAACATATCTATGATCCCATCGTGATCTAGGTAAGAATGCGTTTATCTGATCTTTGTGCGTTGCATATCGTGTAGCAACGTCTTTTGCTAATAATAAAGGCATTTCATTTTCATTATTAAAAGTGTCAACTACGCTATTGTTGCCAATTCTTAGCATATCGGTTGCATGGTTTTTTGAGGCTTGCCAATGTTGATCGGGAGTCGCATTAACAATAGATTTTAAACCTACGTTAATATGTCCTCCATTGTCTACACCACCCACTTTAAAACGATTATCTGTTAACCATGTAAACAGATCGGATATATCAGATCTTGCTTGTGTTGAATGATAGTTAAAAGGAGGGATGATTAATTCTGTTTTTACATTGTATTCGTCTTTTGCATTAACCCATGTAAAACCATCATTATGAAGATCTCTGTGAACATCACGGAAAGATCTATGATGATAAGGCGAATCGGAATGCGTTGAAATTTCTTGTTCAGTACCCATCACTAGAAATCCATTTCCATTTAAATAAGTCATTGTTTTTACTCCATTTTTTTAGTTGTTGAAAGTGCCAAAAAATAAGTTAGCACTCTTTGATTCTAGCAAATTGTGGCAACCATTGCAAATTATTTAAGGAATTGATCGGGTTTTAAAAAATGACGAAGGAAGAAAGAAGGAGCTAAGATACGCTGAACTTCAATTGGAACGGCTGCCGAGAAGCCCGATCCCGATCCCCGATCAACATATTGTATGCTGCGCCTGGCGACCCAGGCGTTACCCGATCAATTGTTCGGGTTTTTTTCACCCAGGTTACTGGAGACAAAAAAAATGGGCGGTATTTCTACCGCCCATCTTACGAGGTATTCCTATTCACCGAAGAAAAACATTTGAGCAAACTCTAGAACTGTTTCGGGATCTTGTCCTGTGGTGCGAGTCCAAGGTGTCCCCCAATCTTGACCCTCTAGCGTTGCAGTTGATGGCTCTTTGTGTTGGTCTAGCTTTCCTGTGATTCTCACCGCAGGACCACCCCAACCCAAAAGGATCTCAAACTCTTCAGCCACCATCTCGTCTTGTAGTGTGTGCCAACCTGAACGCACTTGAATGCTCAATGGCATTTCATGGCAACGCTCTCTAATTTTTTCTGCCAAAGCATCTTTGTTTAGGTGGTTAGCTTTTGCTAAAATCCTCATCAAGCGGTCAATCTCAAGGAATGTTGACTCGCCTATGTTCTCAATTTTTTTAATATCATTCATAATTTTTACCTCGTTTCTTTTGTTGATACCTTTATAGTATAGCAACTATTGCAACATAATACAAGACTTTTTTTTATTTTTTTGTATTTTTTTTACGGAGGCACGGGAGGCTGCTGCTGTGCCTGGCTTAAAATTGATCGTGTTTTAGCCAGGAGCTGCGGCCCGTCCTATACCCGATCAATTGATCTGGTTTTAAGTCCCAGGTCCTGGGAAAGAAATTGATCGGGTTTTACCCGTAAAAAAAGAGGGGATACCCCCTCTTTCTTTAAATTACCGAAGCTAACGGCATAGATATGCCTCACTGTTTGTTATCCATATATGTGGTTTGTCGTCATCATCTTTCCATATAGCAAACTCTAAAGTTACACCCGAATATTTTCTCTTGACTAATTTTTCGTGTGGTACTTCGTTAACAAACTTTTTAATTAACTTTTCTCCTAGACAATCTTCGCCTGATACAAAATCTTTAGTCATTACCTGACTCATACTCTTCCTCCATTTCTTCTTTTGAAATTTCTCTTATAATATCAAGTACCTCCTTTTCATTCTTACAATCGTAAGAATCAAAATAATCACCATTATTATCAAAGGCGCATACATTCCACAAACCAGAGTCTTCATAGTTTTGAGTCACTTCAATTTTAAAGTTGTTAGTCCAAAGACGATCTATGTCGAAGCCTAAATTGTCATCATTGGGATCACGAATATTCTTAGTCTGATATATCCTATTCATTGTTTTATACCTCTCATATTGTTGATACACATATATAATAGCAACTATTGCAATAATAGTCAACAACTTTTTTACTTTTTTTTAAGACGCTGCTGTGACGCTGCTGGTAGCACTGCTGTAGTCTACGCCTGGCTGCAGCTGATCAATTGATCGGGTTTACCCAAGCAGCGAGTTGCTGGATAAAAAAAAGCAGGGTATTAACCCTGCTCCAGAAAAAGTTTTGCGTTGTGTGGATTAACTTTCATCCGTTCCCTAACCAAATCCAACGTGATGAGTTTTAAATTAGCCATGTAACATATCACATTGATTGTTCTCTCATCCCCTCTGTAGCTAATCCATTTATTAATATATTCTGGCTTTAGTAAAAGATTTAATGAGCTAATAGTCTCTTTCTTCATTTTATACTCCTATTGTTGATACCTTTATATAATAGCAACAGTTGCAATAACAGTCAAGAACTTTTTTTTATTTTTTTGAAGATTATTTGGCAGCATAACTTCCCTGATGTACAGAACTTCCTGGCTGCAAAAACAAGATCAATTGATCGTGTTCCGAAGTCCCAGGCAGCAAAGTGGGACCGGCTGTTAAAAACTGCTGCCTGGTAAAAACTTATACGCAGCCTGGGGTTATCCCGATCAATTGATCGTGTTTTGTTGACCCAAGCTGCGCTGTCGCTGTAGCAAACCCGATCAATTTCATATGCAGCGCTGCTGCGAAGCAGCTGTGCCAGCTGTGCTTGGGTGTTTCCCGATCAATTATACGGGTTTTACCCAAGTTGCAGCGAACCCGATCCCGATCAATTTATGAAAAACGCCTGGAAAAAAGCTGCGGTAGTCCCGATTGTCCCGATGATAATCCCGATCAATTCCCGATCATGCCCCGATCTTCAGCCCGATCACTGGTGAAAAGTCTCTCAGCCCCCACTAGGTTTATGGGTAATAATGGGATATATTGGCTATCTTGTACTATTTCACCCAAAAAAAAGAGGGCTTATGCCCTCTTTAATGTTCTCGTTCATTCATAAACACTAGGCTTTTTTGCTTTTTAAATATGTTATGTTTTTTAGACCTTCACCGTTGGCATAAATCCATTTTGCATCATTATGAGATGAAGCCCTGATATATGCACCGTTACTTGTTCCTCGATAAGAGACCCAAAATAAAGGAAAGTTTTTGTAAATATAATCATATGTCATTTTTTAAACCTTCCTTTTCATCTAATTTATCTGCTAAAGACTGCAAGCCTGAATAATCTAATACTTTAACTGTTTCACCTTTAAGCTCTACAAGCCCGTCTTTTTCTAATTCTTTTAATGTTTCTATCATTTTAAGATAGATATAATCTGGTACTTGGTTTTTCATAATACTTTTACTCCGTATTTTAGTTGTTGATAGAATATCAATAGCAATCATTGCAAGTTATGTCAAACATTATTTTTGTTCGTGTTCAATTACATTATTCATTCTGTTTTCAGCCAGGCGTTTAAATTCGTCTAACTTCTTTAATATTTGTTCTTTTGTCTCTAAGCTTACTTCTTCTTTAATTATGTGTTGCTTGTTTATTAATAACCCCGATGCCTTTAATCGAAGTTCCTCTGCTCTCAACGCTTCATTATATTTACCTTCTTGCCACGCCTCATCTCTAATCTTTTTTAAATCCCGAATAGATTTATCTATAGACACTCCATATCTGGCTTGCGCCTCTAATCTCATCTCTCCTAGACGTTCTTGGACAATTGGATTACGAAGTAGCCTAACTGCAGCTACGGTTTCGTTTTTATATCCAGCCTCTCTTGCCGCTTGAGTTTGCGTCATATCCCGATGCAGATAGTTATTCAGAAAATCTTGTTGTTGTGGGCTAAGTCTTTTTAGTCCAGCGATTGAATCTTCTTTGCTTAAATTTTCTCCGACCTTTGGCATTTATTTTGCTCCGATTAATATTGCGTTATGGGGTATAGGTTATCAGTACCTATACCCCCCTATAGGGGGTAAGTGGTGGTAAGTTGGTAAGTACGAACAATTTCAATAACTTAATGTAGGTTACTTCATATTTTACATTAAATTGAAGCAACTGGTAAGTAAGTTTATAAATCATTGTTTTAATTACCATTTTTACTTACCAGTAGTTTTACTTACCAGTGATAAGTTGGTAAGTGGTAAGTGAATTTTATATCCAAGATAAATTTGTACGATCAATTTTATCCCTCCTCCATATCATCCAACAGAACGCAATTTTACCTGACCCATACCACGCTTCTTCGTGATCACCTCGTATCATAGTCAGCCGTTCCGAGAAAACCAGAACCTCTGCTGGGGCGTGTACATCATAAATTGATCGCCTTCTAGTTTGCCCCTCCAGGTAAGCCAAGCGCAAAAGCATAGCAAAACCGATCAATTCTTCGTGATAGTGCAGCAAGTCCAGGCACTTTAGTACAAATTCATTAGCCAGTTTGTACGGAGGATTGGTTACTATCCAGTTGCAATTAGCCTTAGTTTCCATCAGAAAATCAATACCATGTTTCCCGTAACCCCGATCAATTAAGTCCGTGCTGCGTACATTTAGTCCATTTTCCTCCAGCACTTTGGATATTGCCCCGTCACCACAAGCACATTCCCAGACATCATACTGGGTATTCCCGATCAATTCTAAGTGCGGTAGCAGCGGCAACACCGCTTGCGGTGGAGTTGGATAAAAATCATCTTTTTCCCGATTGTCGTTCATTTTGATTTACCCCGATAAGAAGCACATCTTTTCTTATAATTGCTTTTAATCTCTGCAATATCAGAAAAGAAGTCCCCGATCACTTCATCACCTGTTTTCCAATACAAGTCTTCAATACACCGCTCTGCGGTTGTTATAATTTGGTATGCTTGTTTTTGGTCATCGCTCATTTTCATTGTTTTGCATTTATTCTATCTAACACCCTAACATTTGCAGCTCTTTTCCAACCGCTCATATCTCTAGCTTTTTTGGAGTGTGTTTTAGCTCTTGTTTGCCTGGTTGGTTTTGGCGGTTGAAAGTTAATTAAATTATCTATAGATCTTTGTAACTTTTGCCTAAACTCTTTGACTGTTTCATTTTCCATAATTCCACCTATAAAATACATGATTGTTTATTTGAACTGTTTTTTGTTTTGACTCAGCCCAATCTGGGTACACATAAGTAGCGTGGTAATGAGTTGCACCTTCTGTAACGTCATATGTTCTCATAGACATAACTCCATACGCTACCATAACAGATGTATCCCATGCGTTACCTTTTGGAACATAGTCACTCTTTCCATCGCAATAAAAGCTAAATTGGCACTTGTCCCGAATTGGATAATCTGGTTTCCATGTGTATGTTAGACCTTGCGTAACAACGCTACACACATCATCAGGATATCGCTTATCATACACACGATTAATGATTACATTAGCTACCGCTATTTGCCCGATAATAGGCTCACCTCTGGCTTCAAAGTAAATAGCAGTAGCCAAACATATTAAAGGATCAATCATTTTTTTAATCCCTCTACGCTATAATTTCTAATTTTGTGTCTGATATACGGATTGTTAAATCACCGCCATTTTTAAGACGTTTTATTTGTTCTAAGTCTAATGGAATAAACTCCGCAAAATCATCACGACTAACCGCATAAGTTTTATCCCAAATATCAGATTGTGTATTCTCATATCCATTAGCATAAATTACATGGACACCATCACCATCTTTGTCACGATTGGCAGATGGTGACATAACATAAATACCATCATCTTTAACTAACCATAAGCCAAGCTCTTCTGTTGTCTCTTGAACATAAGGAATTTTACGATCATTATTCATCATATGTGTTAGCATACGATTAAACTCATCACTTTTAAATTTTAAAGAGTGCATTACTTAGCCCTCAGATTGTAGTCTTTAATAATAATACCTAATTCAGGATTACCTACAACCTGTTCCTCTATCCATTTTTCTCTTATGATACCGTCAATCCCTTTATTGCGTCTAAAATGCCCTCTACGAGTATGTTGACGCTTTGGAGTGCCATGCCCTGTAAACATCTGATTATATATCTTTACACCACGAGGCTTTGGCAAATTAATATCAATGAGCTTATACTCATTCTTTGGCATCTTGCGACCCCAACGAATAGAATCTATTTGTTGTGGTGATTGCACGACCTCTGTAGTGATAAGTGGATAGTTAAGAATTGCAAGAAGAGATATTAAAAAACGCATATCTCCTGCAATCTGCAATAACATCGCATCTGTCATAGCTTTTAACTTGTGACCGCCATTCTTATTCCAGAAGTTTGCTATTTCATCTCTATCAAACTGCATAGTTGATGAGCTAGAAAGACCGATAACACTTCTATTAAGAAGAAAATTTACATCTTCTTCTTTGTCTCTTTGAAAATAATTTATATATGGCAGTCCGATTAACTTCCTATTAGCATCAATTAAATCATCACGATCTTCTTTTCTACCTAAATTAATGATATTGATAGGCTCAAGAAACAATACAAAGTCAGTCATTAAAGGGACAATTTTTTGTGTATCTTTGTCCTTTGTGTATCCTTGAAAGATAAAACGATCAAAGCTATTCATACCTTTAGTGACATCTAGATTAGGATTGTCAGAGAGTTTTTGAATATGATACCCCACAAGCGGAGTAAGATCGTCTAATTGCTCGGTTGCAGTTGACGGCATTAACTTATCCTGTATTTTTTTTAGATAATTTTTACGGACATCTTCATCCCATTCCACCCACATATTATTTGACGGGGGAATAGCCATTTGCATTGCTTGAAAGAGCTTCTTTGGTTTTACCCAAGACGCACTTGTGGCATGAGCTAACAGGTTATTACTGACAAAAAACTTCGTGCTTTGCGTTAACTCACGAACTGTTTTTCTCTCTATAAACTTACCTTCTTTAGAAGATCTGTATTTTAGTATGCCTCGCTTTGGTTGAGCAAATGCAGCCATAACTTCATTTATAAAAGCAGTTTGTGGAGTTAAGGCTTTTTTCAAAGCCTCTACTCCATTGTTGATACGCTTATCATAATCAATCATTGCCATGTTATTATCCTTTCATCCATTGCAATGCTCTTTTGACATCAATTGATTCCTCTCTTGCTTTTTCTAACAGAGAAACATCAAGACCAAAATCAAGATATCCTTCTTTAATGATGTCATAGTAATGATCACTAGGCTCTGATATTCCATATCTATTCATTTGGTATGTCATAAAGCCAAAGACATCTATTCTTCGATAAAGACTAGGATAGCCCTCATATATATCTAAGCTATACTGATCTCTCTCAGATATATCCCAAAGACCAACGGCTAACTTACTGCCTTTGGATGGAACAATATCTGCGACCCCTCGGAAAACTAATTTCCAACCAGGTATGTATGCGTTGCCCAATGGCTTTGCATCTGGACAACGATATGCCATCTGGTCCATATTTAAGTTTGAACCATAGGCTAGGTACTTAATCATAGGTAATACACCTCCTATATGATAGTTGTTGATAGCTTATATATAGTATAATCTTGCAAAGATTGCAATATGGTAAATGAAAATAATAAAAAAGAATACATTTACAAGTTTGTCCCCCATCAAAAAGTAAAAGAATATAAACGGATGGGATGGGTTGTTGTGTCTACATTTAATAACTCTCCACAACATGCTAAATACGCAGTAATTATGGAAAAGTTGAAATAGTTGCATTTTTTTGTTGACTATAAGTATGCGAATCACTTATGTTTAAAATAAGCGGTTTATTGGTGAATGATCTCTGTAGCAAGTAGCCCTGAATAAGGGTACGTTATTCACATACAATATCGAAGTAAGTTTGACACTCACAGTTGTGAAACAACCTTACTTCAACCGCTGCTCCTATTTTTTGGTAAAGTTAAAGAGGGGTAGCTTTTTTCAAGGCGTTGAAAGCTACCCCTTCTTTTATTTTTTACTACTTACCCCTGATACTGTAGCTTTAGCATCTTTTCTATTAGGGTTAAAAAAAGACATAATTTTCTTTAAAAATTTAATCATAGTTATCTCCTTAATCTTTTTTATGATTAAAACATTGCCAGGTTCTTCCATAGTCAGAGCTGTACCACGCTTGTTTACTATCACAATGCGAACAAATTTTTTCTTTAATTACGGGTTTTTCCTGCGCTGCTGGCTGCTTCTTAAATTGATCGGGTTTTAAAAAACGTAAACTCATCCTGTACATTCTC